CCTTTATCTACCTGATAAGAAAAATAAAGAACGAAAGATGCATTCTATCCTAACATATAAAATGGAAAATAAACGGAATGGTTGTATTAATCGTGATAAAAATGGTTGTAAAAATATTCAAAAAGTTTTTAACTATTATATAGAATATGATGAACGACCAGAAAGATATAGGAGGGGTGTTGATTTACAAAAACTACAAACCGCAATAGTGCCGTCAAATTGTAGTTAGTTGCTTAAATGCAATCATTTACATCAAATAGAAAGGATGAATAACAAAATTATTATATTTTTATAATAGTCTTGTCTCATTTTTCTTTTCGGTTGGTGTAATTGACAAACTATCTGATTTTTTTATTTCTTTATCAGGATTACTTGAGACGCGATCGCAATCGCGATATTGTTGTGAGTATAACATATTATCTCAGGCTAATTAATATTTGTACAATCTGTTAATTGTATAACTTTAATATAAAAAAAATCAATTTTTTTTATTATATCATCTATATAATAAACTTTTTAATATGGATGAATATGAAAAATGTTTTAAATGCAGATGGTTATTTTTTTGTAAAAATATATATAATATTATATAATATTATATAATATAATATAATATTATCATGTCTGTAAAAAATTATAGTAAAAATGTGCCTTGTATTCCCATAGCATTAAAAAATGACGTAACTTTATATTTATTAGATGATGATAAAAATATAGTTTTTAGTCTTGAAAACAAATTTATATCTCGAGATTTTGAAAATATAAAAAAAAATTATTATAATAAAACAAAACAAGAAAATTATATAAAAACTACTAGTTATATTCATAATTGTAAACCTAAAGAAGTAGAATTTTTTGATCTTACTAAAAAACCAGAAGTTTTTTTAGCTCCAGAAGTAATAATTACTGATAATATATTAGATAAATATAATTTAGCAGATATTAATTTAAATATATTTGAAAAAACAAAATTGTTTAATTATTATATAACATCATTTAATTTAGAATTATATAAAAAAATAATTGATAAAGACAAAAAAAGACTTGCGATTATTTTATATTTAAATTATTATGATGGAGATTTATTTTTTATGAAAGATTTATCATCGAAATTATCTATTGAAAAACAAAAATCTAATTTTAATGAAAATGAATATATAACAAAATATTATAAAGATAATGAACAAAAAATAGAAGATTCAATAATTGTATTAACAGATTTTAAAAATGTATTTGATATTATAGTACCAAAAAAAGAAGAACCCGAAAAAGAAGAACCAAAAAAAGAAGAACCAAAAAAAGAAGAACCAAAAAAAGACCCATTAGAAAAAATAGGCGGTATTGGTGGTTTATTAGGTATTATATTTGGTTGTATTGCTGTGATTTGCTTTTTTATTTGGTTTAAATATTTTAGAAAATCTTCAAACAATAAAATTGCTCCAGCAACATAACAAGTAACAACAGGAACAATAGGAACATCAATAACACCATCAGGATCAGGATCAAGAAAGCGGTAAAATTAAATATATTAACTGACAACACAACTGCTATTACTTGTACTTGTACTTGTACTTGTACTTGTATCACTTTGATCTCTTTTATAAGATATATACGGTGTATTGTAAAATTTTAATAGTTTTTTAATATCTTCCAATGGAAATGAAATTAATTCCTTACCTTTTCTATATCTGTTGAATACATCCATATTATTATATCTAATTCATATTGTGATAATTGCATAAGTTTATAAAAAGATTCGTAAATATATTTACTATCAATACTAATACGATATATATATTTTTGAATTTTAGAATTATATTTTAAAAAGTTATTTAGAATATAAATATCTTTAATTGATAAAATTAAACCAATATTGATATCTTTATCTAAATTTAATATAGATCTTTGTTCTATGTTACCATATTATTACAACTATTAAATAGTAAAAAAATTGTATTTCTTTTATTATAGCAATTCATATGTTTATTTATCATTGAAAATGTCAATTAAAGTTAATATGGCTAAAAATCTATCACATACACCATCACAGGTTGTATGTTCAAAGATAACACCTGATAATCATATCTCTGATGTAGTTTTAGAGAATATAGCAGAAATACTTATTGAACTCAAAGATGACAAGTTAAATAAAAAACGTAAGAAAGACAATACATCAGGATTGAGAAGAGGTGTAAAAAAGAAAACAAAAACTCATCACGATGACAAACATGATGACAAACATGATGACAAACATGATGACAAACATGATGACAAACATGATGACAAACATGATGACAAACATGATGACAAACATGATGACAAACATGATGACAAACATGATGACAAACATGATGACAAACATGATGACAAAGATATAGTCTTTCGCTGTGATCGCGTACAGATTAATAAGAATTGGTATAATTCTTTTAACAAAGTAAAAAAATATATAGATGATAATCGCAAAAAACCATCAATTCACGATAAAGATAAAAAAATACAAAAACTAGCATTTTGGATTCGTGCACAACTAACAAATTATAAAAAGGAAAAATATAATATGAAAAATAAGAAAATATATTGTGAATGGACACGATTTATGAATGATTATCAACAATATTTTTTAAATATTGTTGATAAATGGTATATTTCTTTAAACGAAGTAAAAAAATATATAGATATAAATAAGAAAAAACCATCAGGAACAGACAAAGATATAGAAATACAAAAACTTGGAAGATGGATTAGTACACAAGTAGCAAATTATAAAAAGAAAAAATATAATATGAAAGATACAAATATACGTAGTAAATGGACTCAATTTATGAAAAACAACAAAAAATACATGTGATATATGTAAACAATTAATTTTTATTAATACTTTTACAACTATTATAATAAAAATTGAATTTTTTTATTATAATAAGTTATATGTTTATTTATTATTGAAGATGTTAGATAAACATATAATATCATATGCTGGTTTGACATTACTTTATGATCTTAAAGAAGAGCAAGTACCGCAAATTTCTAACAGGACGAATAAAAAGCGTAAGAAAGACAATGCATCAGAATTGAGCAGTACAAAGAAGAAAACAAAAGCTAATCAGGATAACTTGGAAACTGTAAGCAATAACTTAGATCAAGACTATCATCGTGAAAAAAAAACACAAAAATATTTTTTAACTATTAAAAATATTTATAATTGGTATAATTCTTTAAACAAAGTAAAAAAATATATTGACAACAACAAAAAAAGACCATCATATCGTAATAAAGATAAAGAAATACAAAAACTTGGAAGATGGACTAGTTTACAATTAGCAAATTATAAAAAGAAAAAAGAAGCAATGAAAGATGCGAATATATATAGTAATTGGACTCAATTTATGAATGAATATCAAGAATATTTTTTAAATACATGTGATAAATGGTATAATTCTTTAAACAAAGTAAAAGAATATATAAATAAAAATAAGAAAAAACCAAAAGAATCAGACAAAGATAAAGAAATACAAAAACTTAGAAGATGGATTAGTATACAACAAACAAATTATAAAAATAAAAAAGAAACAATGAAAGATAAAAATATATATTGTAAATGGACTGAATTTATGAATGAATATCAAGAATATTTTTTAAATATTTGTGATATATGTGGTAAAAAAGATCATAAAACAAATAATTGTAATAAATTTTTTTTCCATTAAACAATTAATTATAATATTTTATTTATTTATTCTTCTTCTTTCATAGATTCTGGTGATTCTTGTGATTTTGATTTGCTGAACTTATTATAAATATTATAAATTATTGCTAACAAGCTAAAAATTATACATATACTTCCGAATGCAACAATAAAATTTGCTATTCTAAAATCATCTATACACTTAGAATATGGACATTGTATATCAGGACAAATATTATTTTGATGCATTTTAAGACCATATATAATTAATAATATATTACCAGCAGTTGTAAATAATATTGCACACAAAAAAAGTATAAGCCATAAGCTATTTGTTTGTAAGGTTGTTTTTTTTTCAAAATATCTATATTTATAACCGAACATAATTAAACTTATAATATTAACAATAAGTCCTATAATTCCAAAAGAGAATATAAATTCTCCTGCTTGTTTATCATCACTAGATATTTTACCATTTTTAATTTTATTACCATAATGTATAAATACTGCACCAGATGCTAATAAAAATAATAATAGAAATATTATAACAACAAAAATCATTGTGTCTGAAATAGCCATTTATATATATATATATATTATAAAAAAGAATTAGAATTTATCAATTAATATATTATATATTACAAAAAATGTTTAAACAGTATCAAGCACTAAAGAACCTTTATCTCAAAAATAATTATTTAGGTGACAATAAAGCAGAAGCATTAACATAAGTACTAAATATATGATAAGCAATGTTCTACGCTAAATATAACTATTTTGAAAAAGTTATATTATTAAATAGTAAAAAAATTGAATTTTTATTATTATAAGAAATTAATTATTTATTTCTAATTGAAGACAATAAATACAATTAATATGACTGAAGAAACAGCAGCAAAAAAAGCAAAATTACAAACAACACCACAACTAGTATTTTATAAATATAAACAAGATAGTAATAGAGAAGCACGAATGAAATTAGCATTAAAATTACAAAGAGATTATGACAGTAGAACAGAAGCACGATTTGCACATGAATGTGAATGTGAATGCGAAGGCAAAGAAGTAAAAACAGTAACAGAAGTTGAAGTAGAAATTTCACATGAAGAAAAAACTGCATCTAATGTAAAAGCTGTAGAGTTAACTCTAGACTCATCTTCGGAGAGTGTTGAGTTAGCAAATAAGCTAACTCAAGAGACACCCCTGAAAGCAAAAACTGCATCTGAAGTAGAAACTGTAAAAAAAATAATGCAAAATAATATTATTGCAATGCAAGCAGAAATTAAAAGCCTTCGCACTATACGAGATCAATATAAAAAAACTGCAGAAGAAAGAGAAAAAAAAAAAAACAATAATACAATTATAACGGGCAACAAAAACAACAAAAAATTTTTTTGCGATTGTAATAAACAATTTGATACATTAGACTATTTAACTTTTCATCAAAAAAATTATTGTAAAAAAAATTGAATTTTTAAAAAATTGTTTATTTATCATTAAATGTATTTGATATAGATATAATCAATATGGCTGAAATTCAATCACTCGAAGCTCTATTAGTAGCGGAAGATTCTGAATATACAGGACATGGTCAAACAACACGAAACGAGCTTTGGCATTTATTCAAAATATATGTACCCTTCGCTAATACAGAATTACCGAAGGAAGAATATTCAAAGCAAGACAAAGAGCTTCGCATTCAAGCACGTAAGTTAATGGTAGAACAGTTAACTATTTCCAATGTGATACTCGAGTACATAACCATAAACAATTGTAAATGTGTTAAAGTTTCATGGGGTGAAAGGTATTTAATTCGCGAATTAAATTTAAATAATAGGAGTACAGCACGTAGTACATTTGTAGCCCTTTTGCGGAGCTTAAATAAATGGAATAAATCCGATCGTCCAAAATGCAATATGATGCCTGATATACAATCAAGTCAATCAAGTCAATCAAGTCAATCAAGTCAATCAAGACAATTAAGTCAATCAAGTCAATCAAGTCAATCAAGTCAATCAAGTCAATCAAGACAATTAAGTCAATCAAGACAATCAAGACAATTAAGTCAATTAAGTCCAGTTCAAGCCGGAAATTTATCTCAGCTAAGATTTGACAAAGACAAAGCACTTGAAAACATACTATATCAGCGTAAAAAAAATGCAGAAGAGAGAGTGAGAGCAGAAACAGAAGAGAGAGTAGAAACAGAAGAGAGAGTGAGAGCAGAAACAGAAGAGAGAGTAGAAACAGAAGAGAGAGTGAGAGCAGAAACAGAAGAGAGAGTAGAAACAGAAGAGAGAGTGAGAGCAGAAACAGAAGAGAGAGTGAGAGCAGAAACAGAAGAGAGAGTGAGAGCAGAAACAGAAGAGAGAGTGAGAGCAGAAACAGAAGAGAGAGTGAGA